GCACAGTCAAGCTGACTTTGAATGGCGACCAATCTGCCTCGCCTGTTGGCTCTGCCCATTGCGTATAAATACCAGACCATCCAGCTTGCACAGCCATCTCAATAATTTCATCTTGAGTCATGCTTGTTCCCCACTAAATCCAATGGCTTGTAATTTGCTGATGCGCTCATTGATTTCGTTTACGGTACTCCGGTATTCAGCCATGACTTTTTGTTTCTGCTTTTCCAATGCGGCAATTTTTTGCTCTCGCGGGTCATAGTTATCAGGCACTTCAATTTCAATTTCTTGTTCACACACAAAGGTTCTATATTCATCATCATCAGCTTTAAAACTGAGGACTTCAAATTCGCCTTTGTCATCCCAAATCCACTTGAAATAGTGGATATAAACAATTGCTTTGATTTTCATTTTTTCATTCCTTTACTATATTTTCCGGACCATGCGTATGAGCCGCGAGTCTCTTTGGCTCCGAGTTTCTTGAATAAGGTCAGCATCGAACGGTAGGACACGCCAAAGCTATTAGCGATCTGTTTCTTGGTCTGACCTTGACTCAGCAGCAGCATGGCTCTTTTTTCGTCAATTGCTGGCAGTTTGCGGCCAGCGCCTGGTCTTGCACCACCCATCATGGAAGGCGCTTTCAAGCTCAATCGTTTTTCTGTGATGCCGTGAATCGTGCCGTGCGATGGGTTCTTTTCGCGCAACTTATGGATACCCTCAGTGACGCTGGCGCTGATAGCGGCATTGCGTTTAATGTCTGCGAATGGGTCACCGCGTCTGGCGTGTTCTTCATCAGTGAATGCTTTCCAATCGAATGCGTTAACCATCATTTCACCTCTGTTTCATCGAGCAAAAACTTGATCGCGCAGACAAGCACGATCACCGTAATTGCAATGCCGATCAGACCGACCAGCAGAAAATTGATTATTGTTTCCATCATGGAAATCCTCCGAATCAAAATAAAACAGTGCCAGCACCGCCAGCACCAGCCATATGATCTTCACTTCTGAGTCGCCAGAAGTTCCATCTCGACTTCCTTGACGCGCTCGCGCAGTATGCTGATCTCTTGTTCCAGATCGGTGATCTTGCGCTGCATACGCTCACGGGTCATGTTCTCCGCATGGGTCCAGCCGATGAATGTGCCATCGGTCACCGCTTGGCGTACCAGTGTGGAAATGTCCTGTCTGGACATCAGCGCGGCTCCAACCTCCATCGATGGGGTGAATCTTCCAACAACGCGATCAATCTCAATTTGCATGGTCTGTGACATGGTTTTCTCCTGTGGGTTATTCATATCAGTCCTAATCCTTTACAAGCCGCAGTTATCAGAAATAGCACCCCTGTTAATTGGCAGTAGATAGGGTGAATGTGCGGCGCAATGTAAATCGTGCCAAGTATTAGAAAAAATTGTTCTGTTGTCATGCTTTATCCTTCACCCATAAACAATCAAAGCAGATACGCATCATCCAACGCACAAACAAGTTTGGCACCCCGCCCTTTCTTGGGCGGTACACAATACCCAAAGCGTCGGGTCTACTGCCAAACATGTAGCACTGCCAATCAGATGGCTCAAGGCCGACTCTTATTTCAACGTAGTCTTCTTCGCTCATGATTCCCTCGCTTTCAGCATTGCGTCTGCCATTCTGTAAGAACGTTCTGCAATTAAACGATGTGTTTCATCACTGCCAATTGGTAAGGGATTATTTATCTGCCCTTGCATAGCCTTTGCCGCAAAGTAATCACGCAAAGTCATGCCATATGCTTTTTCCAAACCAACTTCGTTTAAAGCTGGAAATGCTGGTGGGTTATTCATGATGACCACCATGCTACGAGCAGGGCAGCGAGGCCGGTTCCAATCACCAGCGCCAGCAAGTAGTCAGCGCAAGCCTGTGCGCGCTTGGACAGCCTGCGGTGGCTGTCGGCGGTCATGGCGTGTTGTGTGTGGTTCATTGTGGTGTCTCCCTTGATTTAATGAATTACGATTTTGTTGATTCCCCCACGAGTACCAACCGTGATTTGGACAATGAATTGCTTTTGAAACCAAGAAATGCTGTCAGTATTAGAGCCATGAACAATAACTTTGTCTCCAATTTCCATCACGCTAAATGTTAAGTTGCCATCAATGTAGCGAGAGACATAACGATTGATCCAACTTGAATCTGTCACTGTCTGAATAACCTTAGTTTGTTTGCTGTTCATGTTGCTCTCCTGTTTGCTGTGTTGATGAGTGAATCATAAGCGATTTACCAAACTTGTCAACAACTATTATTTAATCCCACACAAACTTGTCAGGTATTTGCCAATTACAATCCCGCTGCCGGTTTCATGCTTCCGGCAGTTGCCTTTGGGGATCGGTTCGCTGATCCCCTTTTTTCGCTGTACACTTGACGATCTTCACAAAACATGGTTAACATTCTACACATGAAAGTCTCACAGCAAGCAATTCACGACATCAAGTACAAGATCGAGTCAGCCGGTTACCGGATGTCCGATCTGTGCCGAGTCGCAGAAATCAATCAAGCGCAGCTCTCGCGCTGGATCAACGGCCAGACTGAGCCGCTTTACAGCACCGTCATCAGGCTGGAGCAGGCCGCTGACGCGCTCATCTCAGCGCGCCTACAGGTCATCAACAAGGCGATGGAAGAGGCTGTTAAATGACACGCACCATAGGTATTGACTGCGGCTTAAACGGCGCTATAGCGGTGCTGGATGACGGCCACATGGTGCTGGTGCGTGATATGCCAACGCTCACGGTGGACATCAACAAGAAATCCAAGCGGCAAGTCTCGCCGCAGCTGCTGGCCGACATCATCAACGGCCTGAAACCGGATCGCGCCATCGTGGAACGGCCAGCCGCGCGACCAGGCCAAGGCGTGACCGCCATGTTCGGCTTTGGCCGGTCCCTTGGCGTAGTCGAAGGCGTGCTGGCCGGACTCAACGTGCCGGTGACCTATGTTGCGCCAGCAACGTGGACCAAGGCGATGGGAAAGGCTGCCGGTAAGGACGCATCCAGACAGCGCGCCATCGAGTTATTTCCAGCGATGGCTGATAGTTTCAAAAGAGCAAAGGATGAAGGTAGAGCAGAGGCGGCTTTGATTGCAATATGGGGGATAAAAAATGCAAATTGAAGAAATGAAAAAAAGCATTGCAAAACGACTAGAAAAATATTCGACACGCAATCAAGAAACTGGATGTCTTGAATGGCATGGATACAAAGATGTTTATGGATATGGGATTTTGCTTGTATCAATTAATGGAGTTAAAAAGAACAAAAAAGCTCATCGCTTATCGTATGAACAATCCTATGGCGGAATTGATCAAGGCAAATTAATTTGCCATACATGTGATGTAAGAAATTGCATAGAACCAAGCCATTTATTTATTGGCTCTAGTGCTGATAACAATAGAGACATGATGAACAAAGGAAGATTCAAGGCTGGTGGAAAGCCTCATCATGGCGAAAAAAATCCAAAAGCAAAATTAACTAAACAACAAGTTGATGGCATAAAGGTGCTTTTTAAATATGGCATTAGCAAGAGAAGTATTGCAAATAGTCTGTATGTAAATGCAACAACTATTCAACGCATTGCATCTGGCAAAAATTGGACTAAGCATGGATGACAAGGAACGACAGATCATGCGTCAGCACATTGTCTGGCTGGCCGAGCAGTTGGAGCAGCAGCGCAAATCGAATCAGAACAAAGTCGTTCTACTCAAGAGGATGCTTGATCCCGAGGACTTGGGACACGCAGCAACGCATGAGATACGCACGCTGGCTTATCAACTGATCATCAATGATCACCACTTAGAAAGAGACTCATGGCAACAAAGCAAAGAAGATTAAGACCGTCAGCATCATCACGCTGGATCGCGTGTCCTGGCTCAGTAAAGCTCTGCGCGCAAGTACCTTACCGGCCATCAGGTGAGGCCGCGCAACGCGGCACAGCCATTCACGCGCTGGCCGAGACTTGCTACCAGCTGGACACCGATCCGATGAAGTTTGTTGGCGAGGTGATTGAAGGCGTCACTCTGGACGCTGACGATTGTCAGATGGCCGCTGACTACTTGCAGGAAATTTGGCACATAGAGAACATCACTGAGCAGATGAATGTTGAAAAGCCAGTGATGTATCAAAGCAAGGAATACATACAGGTTGGCGGTACAGCTGATGTTGTTGGCTACTCAATGAAGTCTGGAATCGTCTACGTCTTGGACTTGAAGACCGGCAAAGGCTATGTGAACGAGGACAACACACAGCTCAAGATTTACGCGCTGGCGTATATCGCAGGCATGAGCCGCCATTGGATCAAAGAAATTCACATGACGATTGTCCAGCCACATCACGGTGACACGCGCACATACATCATGACGATGGAAGAACTTGCAGAGTGGGAAGACAAAGTATTGCGGCCTGCAATGATCGCCACCCAGCTCGATGAGCCGCCACTGTATATGTCTGAATCAGCCTGCCAATGGTGCGATGCAAAAACAATCTGTCCAGCACAGCAAAAGCAGTTTGAGATTGTCGCGGCCAACACTGACATCACCGCGATGAAAAAGGATGAGATCAAGGAAGTCATGCAAACGCTGACGCCTGAGCAGATCAGCGCCATTCTGGACAAAGCACCACAGGTAGAGAAGTTCATTGCAGCAGTGCAGGAACACGCATTGCAAGCAATGGAAGGCGGCATGGTGCTACCAGGCTGGCAGTTAGCGCCTAAGCGCGCTACCCGCAAATGGATTGATGGCAATGCCGCCAGAGAAAAACTTACAGCAGTAGGTTTGTCTGACAGCGACATATTTGAAACAACCCTAATTACTCCTGCGGCAGCTGAAAAGCTATTGCCAAAGGAACAAAGAGTTATCTTGGACGAATTAACGGTCAAGGTATCAAGTGGACTCACGCTTGCGAGAGATCGCAGTTTGAGTCAATAATGCAACCCCGAAACTTTGAAAGCGAAACGCAAAATGCTTAACCTCTCTTCTGCTGGCGGCTCTGGAAACTACATCCGCTTTTCCCCTCAAGCCAACGCTTGGACAAATAACCTTGGCGAGGAAATCCAACTCAAAAAGGTAGTGTTTGACATCAATGATGTGCAAACAGGTTGGCTCGCACTTGGTGTCGGCCTGCGCGATTGGCAACCTGATGCCGCGCTCGGTAAGAAAGGGCCGCAACCATCGCCTGACCACAAACGCGGATTCATCATCAAGTTCTACAACAAGGAAATCGGCTTGGTTGAATGGTCATCGAATGGCGTAGGTCCTAACATGGGGCTTCAAGCTCTATACGAGGCATGCGCGGCGCAGCAAGCCGCCAATGCTGGCAAGTTGCCTGTGTTGGAATACACCGGCAGCAAGCTGGAGAAGATCGGCAAAGGCACTACTCGCATTCCGAACTTCAATATCGTGTCGTGGATCGACCGTCCCGCTGGCATGGATGCTGACGCGGCTCAGGAGGTGCCACCAGCGGCTGCACCAGTTGCAAAGCCAGCGCCAGTGGTTGCGCCAGCAAAGACTGCGATGGCCGCAGCAGTTGGTGATGACGAGATGTTCTAACTGATCGGCTTTAAGCACCGCTGGGTAGCACCAGCGGTTTTTTTTCCTCTAAAAAAATACAACATGAAATATCTCTCACTTTGCAGTGGTATTGAGGCGGCAACAGTAGCATGGCATCCCCTTGGATGGGAGGCAGTAGCGTATTCGGAGATCGAAAAGTTTCCATCTCAGGTGCTGGCGCAACACTATCCATCAGTCCCAAACCTTGGTGACATGACGAAATTTAAGGAGTGGTCAATTGAATCAGATGTCGATCTTCTTGTCGGAGGAACTCCCTGCCAATCATTCTCAGTCGCTGGACTTAGAAAAGGATTGGATGACCCGCGTGGCAACCTCATGCTTACCTATCTTGCCATTGCTGACAAATATCGGCCCAGATGGTTGGTCTGGGAGAATGTCCCTGGTGTCTTGTCATCAAACTCAGGAAAAGACTTTGGAGTCTTCCTCGGGGCGCTGGGAGAACTCGGGTATGGGTTCGCCTACAGGATTCTTGACGCTCAATACTTTGGAGTGGCACAGCGCCGCCGCCGTGTGTTCGTTGTCGGATACCTTGGAGACTGGCGACCTGCCGCAGCGGTTCTTTTTGAGCGCCACAGCCTGTCAGGGAATCCTGCGCCGAGCAGAGAGAAGAGGGAAAGTGTTGCCTCCAGCGTTAGAGAGGGCGTTGCAAACAGTAGCTGGCCAGCCGAAATAAGTTCAACGCTTGACACTACATTTGGAACTAAACAAGGTCTAGAAGATCAGCACGTTAATGCTGGTTGCCCGATGTTTGTGCCAGCGCAACCAATTGCCCTTGCTGAAAACACCATTGGTAGACAACCGCATAACGGTGGCAATGGAGATGGATTTACTGATGGCGGTCCAATGTACACGCTCAATGCAACAGGTGTGCATGGCGTAGCGCAACCAGTTTACGAGATGCATGGTCAGGACAGCAGAGTGCGTGATCTTGGAGACACTTGCACCACAGTCACAAGCAAATGGGGAACTGGCGGTGGGAATGTGCCTGTGACGATTGAGCCAATTCCATTTGGTGTGTCAGAAAAACCTGATGTCGGACATTGTTTGAGATCAGGCGCAAGCAAAGCAGATAAGCATGAATCAACTACTTATGTGGCGCAGCCGATGGTGCTGATGGATCAGGGTGGCAGTGTGATGAATGTGAACACCGATGGCACTGTTGGAACATTAAGGCGGGAAACGCATGGGCATGAGCCTGTGGTGATTCAACGCATGGCAGTACGCAGACTCACACCAGTGGAATGCGAAAGACTCCAAGGCTTTCCAGACAACTACACAGACATCAAACCCAAAGGCAAACCCACGCCAGATGGTCCAAGGTACAAGGCATTGGGCAACAGCATGGCAGTGCCTGTGATGGCATGGATCGGGCAACGCATACAAGAAGTAGAGGCAATATGCAAGCAGAACAAATAGCCAAGACGCTGGGCAACGCAAGACGAGCAAATGGGCAGTGGGTAGCGAGTTGTCCAGTGCCTGGTCACGGTAAAGGCAACGGCGACAGGAATCCATCTCTCAGCATCAACATGAATGAGGACGGCAAGCCTCTTTTCCACTGTCACGGTGGGTGCAGTCAAGAGGAAGTCTTCAGCACCATCAGGGCGCTGAATCTTCTTCCGGAACTCATGGAACGACCAGACCCGCTTGCCAACATCAAGCCATTGCCGAAATTTGAGTTTGAGCAGGAATGGCTTTATCAGGACGAGGACAGGACAACGGTCTTCATCAAGCAGCGGCTCAAGACAGCGCAGGGCGGTAAGACGTACCGGCTTTACAAAGTCGATCCTGATGGCCGCAAGCACTCAAGCCTTGGTGATGCGCGCATCGTCCCCTACAACCTACCAGCACTGCTGGACGCAAAGACAGCGGGACGCAACATCTTTTTGGTGGAGGGCGAGAAGGCAGCGGACGCGATCACGTCAATTGGCATGATTGCAACAACGGCGCACACTGGT